CCAATGACTACATCTATGGATGGTGACTTTGATACTGGTAATGTTAGATACAAAGCTAGAGAAAGATATTCCTTTGGGGTATCTGATCCACTAGGTATCTTTGGATCACCAGGTAGTTCGTAAGAACTTTAAGAGGGAGGCTCATTATGGGTCTCCCTTTTTTTTATCTAGGGATTTTTAATTTGTCTATCAACTGACCTAGCAGACTTGCCAAGATGATAGATGTTTTCCTTTAGGAGGAATTATGGCTAATACAACTTTTAATGGACCAGTAAGGTCTGAAGGCGGTTTTAAAACTGTCGATAAAAATTCAACCACAGGTGCAATTACTGACGGACTAGTAATCAACTCTGATGGTAATGTCTATACTGATAGCGGTGGACATATTCAATATGCTGCTGCAACAGGTTATGGACCAGCAGATTTAATAATAGGTAAAGGCGGTAGCCAATATGGTACTGCTGACCCTTATTCAGAAAGTGCAACACAACTTTTCCCTCTAGGGTCAACACTTGTTTACGGAAACAATGTTTATCGTTATGTTGAAATAGGTGGAACTGCGGTAACAGCAGGTAAACTTTTACAACACAAAGCTATTGTTTCTGATCATGCTAATATGACAGCAACAGCAGCAGTTGCAGCAGGTGAAACTGCTATTTCTGTAGAAACAGGTGGAACTGATTTAACACTAAACCAATATGCAGATGGTTACCTTTGGGTAAATGATGTAAATGGTGAAGGTCAAATGCTTAGAGTTAAATCTAATCCAGCACACGATCATTCATCTGATCCTTCTGTAGTTATCACTTGTTATGACGATCTTGCTACAGCTTTAACAACAAGCTCACAGCTATCTCTTATAGAGAATCCAAATACTAACCTTATAGTTGCACCAGCAACAGAAACAGGTGCGTTAATGGGTGCTACTGTTATTGACATGACAGCAGATTATTATGGTTGGGCTGTTATTAAAGGACCAGCAGCTCTATTAACTGTAGGAACTTTAGTTGTAGGCAATGCAGCAGTTCGTTCAGGTGGTACAGCAGGTGGTGTAGCTCCAGCAACAGATAACGTGTTACAAGAAGTTGGTGATGTAATGGCTGTGTCAGCAAATACAGAATACTCACTAATTAACATGAATCTAGGTTAAGGAGTAAAAAATGGCAGATGCAGTAACTACTCAAACCATTATAGATGGTGAGAGAAACTGTATTATGAAATTTACCAATGTCAGCGATGGTAGTGGCGAATCCGCAGTAGCTAAAGTAGATGTATCTGCTTTATCTGCTAACTCAGCAGGTGTATCTTGTTCTGAAGTTAGAGTATTGCGAGTAAGCCATGCCATTGTTGGTATGTCTGTTCAAATGTTTTTAAATGCTACATCTAATGTTCTTTTAATGGAATTAGCTGAAAGTAGTAATGGACATATGGACTTTCAAGACTTTGGTGGACTTCCTAATAATGCAGGTAGTGGTAAAAATGGAGACATTTTATTTACCACAAAAGGTCATTCTTCAGGAGACACTTATTCCATTACATTAGAAATGGTTAAAGTTTATTCTGATTAATAGGAGCTAATTATGGCTAAAAGTAAAAATTATGTAATTTCTGAAACTGGTGAGTTTCCTGCTCAGTACAAAGTTTTACATCTAGACGAAGATGGTATCTATAGACCTGTATTTGGTCCTGATCCTGATTTAGAAGATGCTGAACGCAAGTGTGCTGAAATGAATGGAGAAAGGGCTAGAAACGATAAAGGGCAGCTAGTTGCTGACGATCCTTCTACTCCTGATGTCAATGAAGCTTATGTTGGTGGTAAAAAACCAAAGAAAAAAGCACCAGCTAAGAAAAAAACTACAGCAAAAAAAACAACTACTAAGAAAAAGTAGTATCATCTATATTTATAATACTCTGGTAAAACGGAGTATTATATTTATCTAATTGGAGTAATTATGAAAAAATCTAAATATATGGCTGGCGGTGGCAAGTCAGGAATGAAAAATACAAAATACATGGCAGGTGGTGGTAAATCTGGTGTTGAGGTTGGCAAAGAACAAAATGTCATGCAATACAAAGATTACGTTAAAAAAATGTTTGGTGGTGGTAAAACCAACACTAAAGGTCGTGCTATGGGTGGTCGTCAAGATAAAAGATCATAAACTAGTAAATAATGTCTAGAGCAACTAAAGACTCCAGATTAAAAAGAGCTGGAGTTTCTGGCTACAATAAACCTAAACGTACACCAAATCATCCTAAAAAATCACATATAGTTGTAGCTAAAGAAGGTGACAAAGTTAAGACTATTCGTTTTGGTGAACAAGGTGCAAGTACAGCAGGTAAACCTAAAAAAGGTGAATCAGCTCGTATGAAAGCTAAACGTAAATCTTTTAAAGCCAGACACAGAAAAAACATAAACAAAGGAAAAATGTCCGCAGCTTATTGGGCTAATAAAGAAAAATGGTAATTAGTAGAGCTAATATAAAAAATCAGATACAAAAATCTCCTTCTTCTAAAAAGAAGATAAGTAAAACTGAGTCTGGTATAACTATAACTAGAATTAAAAAGGACAAATAATGGCAACGAGTGGTACTCATACATTTACTTTAGATATAAGCGATATTATGGAAGAAGCTTATGATATAGCTGGAGTTGAATTACGCTCTGGTTATAGCTATATGAGTGCTAAACGTGCTTTAAATTTAGTTTTTTTAGAATGGCAAAACAAAGGACTAAATCTTTGGACTGTTGAACAAGGCACAATAAGCTTAACTTCTGGTACAAATACTTATAGTTTAGACAGTTCAGCTATCGAAGTTATAGATGCTTTTATAAGAACTGATGCAGGTGATGTAAATAAACAATTTGATCAAAGGTTAAATAGAGTATCTAGAACAGAATACAATCATCAAGCTAATAAACTTAATAAGTCAAAACCAACACAATTTTTTGTAGATAAAAATACAGGCACTTTACAAATTGTATTATGGTCAACACCAGATGATGCAGATACATATACTTTAGTTTACGACTATATACAAAAAATAGAAGATGCAGGAACAATAGCTACTAATAATGCTGATGTGCCAGACAGATATTTACCATGCTTGTCTTATGCTTTGGCATATTCTTTAGCCAGTAAAAATCCAGAGTCTGCACAAAGAATTCCTTTTATAAAACAAAGATATGATGAACTTTGGAATGAAGTTAGTGATGCTGATAGAGAAAGAGCAGCAGTAAAGTTTGTACCTGATTTAACAACTTATAGATAATGGCATACGCAAGAGGTAAAAAAGCATTAGGTCAATGTGACAGATGTGGTTTTACATATAAACTATCTGAGCTACAGTATGAAATATTTGATAGCAAAAGAAATGGATTAAGAGTTTGTTATGAATGTTTAGATCAAGATCAACCACAATTAAAACTTGGAGAACTAAATATAGTTGATCCACAAAATTTATATAACCCTAGAGTAGACACAGGAGAAAAAGAATCAACTACTTATTATGCTTTTGATCCTGTAGGAGGAGGTGTAACTGAATTTGGTTCAAGTACAATGGGTTTGGATATCACAACAGAGTTAGGTAAAGTTAAGGTAGTAATAACATGAGTTGGACATTTACAACATTAAAAACAGCTATACAAGATTATACTCAAAATACTGAGTCTACTTTTGTTACAAATTTACCAACATTAATAGTACAAGCAGAAAATAGAATAATTAAATCTGTTGAACTGCCAAACTTTAGAAAAAATGTTACTGGTACATTGACTTCTAGTAGTCCTTATTTATCAACACCTACAGATTATTTATATCCTTTTTCTTTAGCTGTTTTAGATAGCAGTAGCAATTATGAGTATTTATTAAATAAAGATGTAAGTTTTATAAGACAATCTTTTCCATCTGCAAGCACAACAGGAACTCCAAAGTTTTATGCTCAGTTTGATGATGATACTTTTATTATAGCACCTACACCTGATTCTAATTATACAGTTGAGTTGCATTATTTTTATATACCTACATCTATTACTGCTTCAGCAGATGGAACATCATGGTTAGGTACAAATGCTACAGAAGCTTTACTTTATGCTAGTTTAGTAGAGGCTTATACTTTTATGAAAGGTGAGCCAGATATATTAGTTAATTACGAAAAAAGATTTCAGGAAGCTTTACAGAGATTAACACTTGAATCAGATGGTTATAATCGTAAAGATGCTTTTAGGGATGGACAAAGGAAAGTAAATGTTTAGTGTTGATATAGAATCAACTATTGGACAAGTTGCTGTACAAACCACACAGAATAAAGGCTTGAGTCCTGAGTATTGGACTGAAAGAATTTTAGAAAGATTAGTATCAGTAAGCGATAATGCTGATCCTATGGTAAAAGCACAAGCAGATGCTTTTAAAGATCAAATAGAAAAAGTTATATTAATTTACATAAAACAAGCTATTTTAAGTGACAGATCAACTGTAGCAGGTATGCTAGAGAAACAAGGTCATAAAGAAATGGCAGATATTATAAGGAGGCTATAATGGCTATATCACAAGCAATGTGCACTTCTTTCAAAAAAGAACTTTTGGAAGGTGTACATAATTTTAAAAACTCAGGCGGAAGCACATTTAATTTGGCACTATATACAAGTAGTGCTAGTTTAGGTGCTGCTACAACTGCTTATACTACTTCTAATGAAGCTAGTGGAACTAATTACACAGCTAAAGGTGCTGCTTTAACAAGAGTAGACCCTACTACTTCTTCTACAACAGCATTTACTGATTTTTCAGATTTAACTTTTAGCTCTGCTACTATTACTGCTAATGGAGCAATGATATTTAATGACTCTGCTTCTGGCGATCCATCAGTATGTATATTGGCTTTTGGAGGAGATAAAACTTCTACCAATGGTGATTTTACAATTCAATTTCCAACAGCAGACGCATCAAACGCAATTATTAGAATAGCTTAGTTTTAAATGGCTAATATTACAGGCTGGGGTCGAGGTACTTGGGGCGAAGCCACTTGGGGTGAAGCTGCTCCAATTTTAGTTACAGGGGTAGCTGGTACAACAGCATTAGGCTCTGAGACTGTAATAGCAAAAGCATTAGTAACTGTATCAGGTAATGCTGGTGTATCTGCATTAGGTAACACAGTTGTTGAAGGAGATGCAGTTCAAGGAGTATCTGCGGTAACATCAACATCAGGTTTAGGTGATGAAAGTGTTGTTTGTACTGCAAACATAGCAGTTACAGGAAATGCAGGAACTACAGCATTAGGTTCAGAAACTGTTATAGCAGAAGCAAATACATCTGTAACAGGAAACGCAGCTACAACAGAAGAAGGCACAGTAATTGTACAAGCTATAGCAGTAGTAGGTGTAAGTGCAGTTGCTTCAACATTAGAACTAGGTGACGAAGTTGTTATTTGTAATAACAATTTAGATGTTACAGGAGTATCAGGTACTGGTGAAATAGGTGATGTTACAAATATAAGTAAAGCTGTTATAGCTGTAACTAATGTAACTGGAACTGGTTTTGTAAATGGAGTAAATGTTTGGGGTCTAGTTGATGATAGTCAGACAGCAAACTATTCAGAAGTATCTACAACACAAACACCTAGTTATAGTGAAGTTTCAACAACGCAAACTCCTGATTGGGAAGAAATTGCAGCTTAATTATTATATAATTTTTTGAGGAAAATAAATGGCAAGCACATACGTAAATGATCTTAGACTCAACGAAATGGCGACAGGTGATGCGTCAGGAACTTGGGGTGATACAACAAACACCAACTTAGAGTTGATTGGTGAAGCTTTAGGATATGGCACAGAAGCTATAACTACTAATGCTGATACTCACACATCTACAATAGCAGATGGAGCTACAGACCCTGTAAGGGCTATGTATGTTAAATATACAGGTTCATTAGATTCAGCTTGTACTATTACGATTGCACCTAATACTGTTAATAGAATGCACTTTATAGAGAATGGAACAAGTGGTTCTCAAAACATAATAATTTCACAAGGCTCTGGAGCTAACGTAACAATCGCTCCAGGAGATGTAAAAGCAGTTTACCTAGATGGTGCTGGTAGTGGAGCAGCAGTAACAGACGCTTTTGCGGGTTTAAATATAGGTACTACTTCTGGAGGTGCAACTGTTAACGGCATAACCAGTAAGACCTTTGGCACAAGCTCCATAATGATTGGAGATAATGCTACAGGAACTATAGATGCTGCTAATTATAATGTTGGTTTAGGTGTTGATGTTTTTACAGCTTTAACTACTGGTGACCATAACGCAGCTATAGGTTGGAGTTCAGGATATTCATTAACTACAGGTAGTTATAATACCGCTTTAGGCTCTAGTTCTTTATATACAAATACAACAGGCACAGACAATACTGCTTTAGGCTATAGGGCTTTAGTTTTAAATACAACTGCTGCTAACAATACAGCAATAGGTAGTAAGGCTTTAGAAGCAAACACTACAGGTGTAAGAAATGTTGCAATAGGTGCGACATCTTTAGATGTAAATACAACTGGTGGTGATAATGTAGCTGTCGGAACAAACGCTTTAGGTGCTAACACTACAGCTTCTAATAATACAGCGGTAGGTTCGGCTGCTCTTATGGCAAACACAACTGGAGCATACAACACAAGTTTAGGTAACTCTGCAATGATTGCAAATACAACAGGAGCTAATAATGTTGCAGTAGGTTATCAATCTTTAGACGCTAATACAACAGCCGATGAAAACACAGCAGTTGGTTACCATGCTTTAACAGCTAACACTACAGGTTATTATAATACTGCCATAGGAAAAGATGCACTAGCAGCTAATACAACAGCATCTAGTAATACGGCAGTTGGTAGGGATGCTTTAACAGCAAACACAACAGGGGATACAAATACGGCTGTTGGTAAAGAATCAATGTTAACCAACACAACAGGCACAAATAATAGTGCTTTTGGAGCAAGGTCATTAGATGCTAATACTAGTGGAACAAATAACGTAGCAGTTGGGGATATGGCTTTAGGTGCTAATACTACAGCAAGCAGCAATACAGCATTAGGAACAAGTGCTTTAGCAGTAAACACTACAGGTACAGCAAACGTAGCAGTAGGTGCACTAGCTTTAGATGCCAATACAACAGCATCCTACAATACATCCGTAGGAACAAGTGCTTTAACAACAAACACCACAGGTGCTTACAACACCGCAGTAGGATATGTGGCTTTAACAGCAAACACTACTGCAGAGGGAAATACAGCAGTTGGTGCTTCATCTTTAGAAAACACTACAACTGGTGCTGATAACACAGCAGTAGGTAGAGCAGCTTTATATGCCAACACCACAGGCACAGTAAATACAGCAGTCGGTAAAAGTGCATTAGAACAAAACACTACAGGAACTTATAACGCTGCTTTCGGTAAAGGAACTTTAGATGCCAACACAACTGGTGATGCTAATACTGGTCTTGGATATGCTGCTTTAACAGCTAATACTACTGCGGATAATAATACAGCAGTTGGTTATTTAGCTTTACAAGATAATACAACAGGTACTAATAATGTAGCTATTGGTTCACAAACAGTATCTAACAATACAACAGCTTCAAGTAACATAGGAATAGGTACAGGTGCTTTATTTACAAATACTACAGGGGCATCAAATATTGCTATTGGTGTACAATCTTTAAATTCAAATACTACCGCTTCTAACAACACAGCAATAGGTCATCAATCTTTAGGAGCAAACACTACAGGCACAGAAAACGTAGCAATAGGAGCATTAGCGGGAGATGCAATTACAACTGGCAATCATAATACAGCAGTCGGTTATATAGCTTTATCTGCTGCAACAACTGCAAGTGATAATTCAGCATTTGGTAGAGAGGCTTTACGAGATTGTACATCTGGCAATAGTAATACTGCTATTGGTAAAGAAGCATTAAAATTAAATACCACAGGTGTTGAAAACACGGCACTTGGTCATCATGCGTTAAATGTAAATACTTCAGGACAACAAAACGTAGCACTTGGAAGATTAGCATTACTTTCAAACACTACAGGTGCTTTTAACATAGGAGTCGGTAATTATGCTCTCACAGCGAATACTACCGCAAACGCTAATGTTGCTGTTGGTTATACTGCAATGCAAGACAATACTACAGGCACATTAAACACAGCAATAGGACACGAAGCACTT